CTGAACTGGCCTATGAATTCCCGATTCCCGTGAGCAAAGTCATTCCCCTTGATAACGGTGATATGATACTTCAGGGCAGCACTCTTCCGGGCTTTGAAGAACTCTATAAGGCTGACAAAAAATACACCGCAGCCTGGAAGAAACACGCCAAGGAAAACGCCGACTACGAGATAGTGGAGCAGGTCCCCTGGTGGTGGAACGGCGGCCCTCATACCAAGGGCGCATATAACTCTGTCTTCTATTACGATCACGTAAAGAAGAGTCTCAGGCTGCTTTCGGAGCTCAACGAAAACGTCAGCAACCTGAAGCCGGGAAATGATAAAAAGACCCTTTACTATTTCTCGTCTCCTGTGAGACCGCTTCTTCCCATCATGGGCGAGACCAAACTCAAAAAGATGGACATATCGACCGGCGAAACGTCGGTCCTCACTGAGAGCGGCAAGAACTTCGAGCCCTTCGGATTCGAACTTGGTGACAGCTATATTTTGCTTGTGGTTTCAGACCTGCATAACGGAATGAACACCGACGGAGATTTTTACAGATTGAGTTATGACGGCGGAAAGCCCGAACTTCTCGCAAAGCACGGCGAGAGCATTGGGACATCTGTAGGCGCTGACATAAGATACGGCGGCGGAAGAGCGGCTAAGATGGTGGGCGACACCCTCTACTTCGTAAGCACCCGCTTCGACGGGGCATATCTTTTCAAACTTGAAGACGGGAAGATCACTCAGCTTACCGAAAAGCCGGGTTCCGTGGACTGCTTCGACGTGTGCGGAGATAAGTTTATGATGATATCGCTTTACGATATGAGAGGGCAGGAAGTATATGACCTTAAGGGAAAGAAACTCAGCAGGTTCAATGATCACGCGCTTAACGGAAGATACGTGGCGCAGCCTGAAAAACTGAACTTGATGAAAGACGGTTACGAGATCCACGGTTTTGTGCTTAAACCAATGGACTATGACCCCGAAAAGAAATATCCTGTAATAATCGATATCCACGGAGGGCCCAAGACGGTTTACGGAGAAGTCTTCTATCACGAGATGCAGTACTGGGCAGGAAAAGGCTACTTCGTGATATTCTGCAATCCCACAGGCTCCGACGGAAGAGGGGACTTCATGAACATCATGGGTAAGTACGGAACAGTAGACTACGAGGATATCATGGCATTCTGTGACGCTGCGCTTGAAGCCTGGCCTGCCATGGACAAAGACAACTTCTTTGAGACCGGCGGATCCTACGGCGGCTTTATGACCAACTGGATCATAGGTCACACTGACCGGTTCAGAGCCTGCGCCAGCCAGAGATCCATATCCAACTGGTTCTCCATGTACGGAGTGTCAGACATCGGCGTGAGCTTTACCGGGGATCAGTGTCTGTCGGATCCCTGGAACGATCCTGAGAAACTCTGGTTCCACAGCCCGATGAAATATGCGGATAAGGCGAAGACCCCAACGCTGTTCATACATTCCTTTGAAGACTACAGATGTCCGATAGACCAGGGATATCAGATGTTCACGTCACTGATTGCCCATGGAGTGGAGGCCAAAATGGTGACCTTCAGGGGCGAGAACCACGAACTCTCCAGAAGCGGAAAGCCTGCCCACAGGCTCAAGAGACTGAAAGAGATAACCGAATGGTTCGAGGTACACAGAACGGATAAATAAGGAGAAAGACATGTTCACTTGTTCACATTGCAAAAATGAATTCTGCTATAGAGGTGATGTTTCTGAGGCTCCGGCATTTTGCCCTACGAGAGTAAGCTCAGTTGATCAGGAACTTGAAAGATATGATGAAGAGGATCGCAGGATGGCCCGGGCTGCAGCTATAGTCGAAGGCCGCTATTACGGAATGCTCACAAGGGTGGAGGAGATAATGGAATTCGCTCTTCAGATGGGCTATCACCATATCGGCGTTGGTTTCTGCGGAGGGCTTATGGCAGAGGCGAAGGTCTTCGTGGATATTCTGAGAGCCAATGGCTTTCAGGTGGATTCTATAGACTGTAAGAATGGCAGCGTTGAAAAAACTTTGATGGGAGTGGATCAAAATGATTTTGTCCACTGCGAAAGAGCGGATGAGCGCATGTGCAACCCCGCGGGCCAGGCAGAAAAGCTGGACGCTGCAGGCTGTGAACTGAACGTGCTGGTAGGACTTTGCGTCGGTCACGACTCACTGTTCATCAAACACTCAAAGGCTCCCGTAACCGTACTGGCGGCCAAGGACCGCGTTCTGGGACATAATCCAATAGCGGCGATATATACCGCAGATTCATACCGCAAAAGCCTCTATCACTACGTTGAGAACAGAGAGAAGATCGCAGAACTTAAAGGTAAAAAAGATCACGAACTGTAAATAAAAAAGCCCTGCTTAGCGCAGGGCTTTTGATATTCTTTTTTAGAATCTCAGAGACAGACAGGTGAGTGAACCGTCGATCTTTGCAAATTCGCTGTTGTTGATAACTACAGTGGGGTAGCCCAGATCCTGAATGGTCTTAAGGGTCTTGGGGAATCCCTCGGGAACGATGACGGTGCCGTTGATGTTCATGCTGTTTATAGCATAGAGTTCATCGGCGTCCACGACGAATCTGTTGTATTCTGCAAAAGCAGGCTGCTCATTCATGGTAGGTGTCACCAACATGTTGCCTTTTTCAAGATAGATGACGAAGTCCTTGAGGTGAAGACCTTCAGTTACGGGAACTGCGGTTGCAGTGTAGCCGAACTTTTCAACGATGGCCTTGAACTGCTCAAAACCTTCTTTGTTGGTCCTGTCTGACTGACCTACGTAGAAGTGCTTATCAACCAGCATTACGTCGCCGCCTTCCATGGTGCCGGGGGCTTCGATGTAGAAGATCTGATCGTCTGCATAGTATTTTTTGATGGCATCGATGATCTCAAACTTTTCACCGTTTCTTGAATCGGTTGCAGGGTTTGTGATGATGGCGCATTCAGCCATAACTACTGCAGGGTCCTCAACAAAGCATGAATCGGGGTATCTTTCATCTGCTTCCAGATTTAAAACTTCGAGGCCAAGGCTCTCAAGGGTCTCAACATACTTGTCATGCTGGGCTGCAGCAGTTTCATAATCGGGTTTGCCTTCTCCGAACATGGATGTGGTGATGCCGTCTATCAGCGCGTGGCAGGGTTTGCGGGTTATAGCTCTTGTAAACATATTTGACCTCCTGTTTGATATATACTGTTTAATCTGATTTAAGAATATATCATAATAGTCCATTCGTCAAACGCAAGTTTGGAATGATTTGTATGATTTTCAGTCATGATGGATAAGGAAACAATAATATGATATAATCTGATAAAGACAGTAAAACAGACAACTTCAGCGATAGGATGAAAAAGAAACACTGGAAGAGACACATCTTAATAATCATCGTCATTCTGGTATTGATGGGATACGTCGCAGTGAAGACCGGCCTGATATCCAGAGTGACGGATATCGAATACGACCCTGAGATCCTGGAGGAAGCGGGAGAGTGGACGGGCTTTCCTTTTGCGTACATAAATGATAACGTGCCCGAGTTCGGCGATGATGAGATATGGACAACCGCTCAGGAATCGCTGGAGCAGTTGGACAGCTACGGACGCTGCGGCACCGCTGTGGCCTGCATAGGCCGGGAAACCATGCCTGATGGAGAGCGTGGCAGCATCAGCGAGATCCATCCCACAGGATGGAAGACTGACAAGTATGATTTCATACAGAACGGCTATCTGTACAATCGCTGCCACCTGATAGGATATCAGCTGACAGGAGACGAGGCCATAGACAGGAATCTCATCACCGGCACCTCATATATGAACAGAGATGGTATGATAACTTTTGAGAATGCGGTGGCGATATACGTCAAAGAAACCGGGAACCACGTGATGTACAGGGTGACTCCGGTATTCAAAGGATCTGAGCTGGTAGCCAGAGGCCTTCACATCGAGGCTCTCTCGGTGGAAGACGGCGGAAAAGGCCTTGCTTTCAACGTTTTTTGCTATAACGTCCAGCCTGGAGTGGAGATCAATTATGCCAACGGCAGGAGCAAGCTGTCAGAGGACGATACGCTTCTGGTGCTCTGGCAGGAGGGATACTTAAGCGTTTATCCTAAGCTGAACCAGAGGGCAGACAATGCCAGTTTGAGACGTGTGGAGGCAAGTCCGGAAGACAGTCAGGCATATGTGATAAACATCTCCAGCGGCAAATTCCATCTTGAAGGATGCGAAAGTACCAAAGGAGCCAATCCCTGGAATCTGAAGAAGACCTTCACGTCCCGTGAGGATCTGATCGCCAGGGGTTACGAGCCCTGCGGCAAGTGCAAGCCGTGAGTTTTTGCTGCACTTGACAAAAGACCATTTCATAGTAAAATATATTTACCTGCAGCCATTGCGGCTGCAAGTCGTGCAGGAGTAGTACATCGGTAGTACACGAGCTTCCCAAGCTTGGAAGGCGGGTTCGACTCCCGTCTCTTGCTCCAAACGATAAACCCTTGCACTGCAAGGGTTTTCTTGTTTAAGCCTTGAATATCAAGGGGTTTGGCATTTTCTTGAATCTACTGAAATTTACTGATATTTACTGAAATTTACTGAAATCTACTGAAAATATGACACGAAATATGACACGAAATATGACACGAAAAAGAGAGCCTATAATAGGCTCTCGAAAAAGTTATCTCTTGTTTCATCTGCCAGTCTCCTGGAATCAGTAAAAGTATTTGAATATACACTTTTCATTATAGACGGCGTGGACCATCCACCCTCATCCTGAACGACTTTCTCCGGGATCTGCAACTTAGTAAGCATTATTGAAGCAAACATATGCCTCAGGTCATGGAATGAAATATCTATATTCAAGGGCTTCAGGATCTTCTTTAAGCGATGATAGATTGTGTTTTCCGTCATCGGGACCAGGTATCCGTCTTCTCCGGTCGCCGTGTAGTTGACCCAGGACTCCTGCTGCTGGATCAGATCCATGATATGTTTTGGGATTGATTGGGACCTTTTGCGTGTTTCTACCTTAGCATCCTTTTTCTCCTGATCCAGCCCTTCTACTTTTACAACTACCTGGTCAACATATATTTGCCCATTACGTACTGATGAACATTTGAATCCTCGTATCTCTGACAGCGAGAACGACAGCCAAATCGATAACAGACAGGGGAGTTCTATGTCTGTCCCTTTTATAGCGTCAATTACACACTTGGGATCTGGAAGTTCCTTAGGGGCTCTCTGAACCTTTGGGAGCTTAACATTGTATGTGCGGTTGCAAATCGACTTCAACGATGAGCTTATTAGGGCCCATTCATTTCTTATAGTCTTAGCACTCAGTGGTTTCCCTGTTTGTTCCTTGGGACGTTTTGTCTCCTTATTTATTTCTATCTGACAAATCTGGTCATCAAGATCATCGACATTCATCTTCATAAGGTCCGGGAAGCTGAAATCTCTCATATTCCTATATCGGGCCAAAGTCGTAGGGGAGAGGGTTTGCGACAGATTTATATATTTGTCCACAGCATCTCCTACTGTGAGAAGAGTCTTTTCCTTTTGTGCGGGCTTTTCTTTCTGCCATTTTTTCGCCTCATATTCTGCATCCGTCTTATATTTAGATGTAAAGGACTTATAATGCCGCTTACCGTTTTCGTCTGTATAATCGTATACTCTTACTCTCCAGGATCCGGAAGGCAGCTTCTTTGCCTTCGCCATAATATCCTCCTATCTTATTTTCATCTTGTTCTCTATCTCTGAAACCGAATATTCAGAAGTAAAGTCATCTTCTTTTACGTGTCCGATCTCGTGTAGTGCTGCTCTGTATGCAGCCTCCTCTGATAAATCCTCACTAATAACCGCAGTATAAAAATCGCCATCAGGTTGACAGGACTTGACGGCGAAACCATGGGCTCGAGCAGGTATCTTTGCTCTCACAATTCTCAAATCCATCATTTCATCCTTTCGATCATGTCAATAACAAATTGAACATCCTCCTTAGTGATATCTCTTGAAGCATCAAAAAGCACCTTAAGTTCAGGACGATCCTTTAACTGTTGCGCAAGTTCAGCAACTACAGGATCATTATAATAATCTTCCTGTGTAATATTTGGGTCTTCATCCCATCCCATCAGATAAGCAGGAGTTGTCTTCAATGCTTTTGCCAGAGCTTCTATTTTATCTGAAGGGATATTGCTAATGATACCGTTCTCGTATTTGAATACGTTCTGTCTGCTGGTGCCTATCATATTGGCTAACTCTTCAAGAGTGTACCCCAATTCCAGCCGCTTTGCTTTTATTCTGTCATTAATAGCCATATTATCCCTCCTATTTATATGGTAAGGCAATTATAACCAAAAATATCCTATAATGCAACATAAATGTCATAATTTATTAAAAAAATAACTTGACAAGTTACAATATGGGTGCTATCATTAAGTTGCTTGATAAGTTACAAGAAAGGAGCAAACCATGCTGGATAGGAACGCATTAAAAGGAATAATAGCAGCAGAGGGTATGTCACAAAGAAAAGTAGCGACGGAGCTTGGAATAACTCCAGAGACCTTCTATCGCAAGATGAAGGCTGGAGTCTTTGGAAGTGATGAGATCGAGAAGATGATTATCATGCTTCACATCCAGGAGCCTGTCGCAATTTTTTTTGCCAATGCTGTCAACTAAAAAGTTACAGACCGCTATAAACTACGTTTACAGCATATTGTTCTCCCTTGACAGGAAGAACAAAAGGAACATAGGAGGATGAAAGATGAACAAGATAAGAGCAATAAGACAGGAACCAGGTTGCGAACCTGAGATCATCGAAATTGAAAACGAGCTGAAGCCATTACAGGAAGCCGTAGGCGGTTATATTCAGGCTGTACCTTTGGGAATCGGAAAGGTAGCAGTCATCTGTGACGAAGAGGGAAGACTAAAGGGAAAGCCGTTCAACTGCGTATGTGGTCCGGTGGACTTTGTCGGAACTATTCTGGTTGTCGGATCTGATATTGACGACTTCACAGATGTGCCTATCAGTATTGAAGCATGGAAGTGCTATCTGTGGCTGAGCGAGAATGCTCCGGATGTGCTGAGGTGAAGCTATGGATCTGATAGGTGTCAAAGAGATAATGCGGATGACTGGGCGAGGGCGTGACACTGTAATGAAATGGTTACGAGATGAAACCTGTCCGACATTCCCGAGAGATAAGAATTGTACTTATCTGATTGACAGAAACGATTTTATTACATGGTATGCAGGGAGAACCCTGAGAAAGAAGGGGAGAAGATGATGGATGAACTTATAAAACTGATGATTGCGCTTTGGCCGTTCCACATCGTTACGTTAATGCTGTTGCCTTTGGCAATACTGGAAGAGAGGTGGAGCAAATGAAGGCGAAAAATGAAGAAGATGTATGGACATCAATCGATAACCTGATAGATCTGCTGGAAGATGTAATGATCAAAGGCAGGGACATCGTGGATCCGAAAGAAATTGAGGAATATACCAAGGCCGAAATGGCCACGGCATACAGGCATTTAAGGAGGGAATGATGTACATATGCAATGACTGCGGAGCTGAATTTGAATCACCGAAGCTCCAGATGGAAAGGATAGGCGAATACTGGGGCCAACCGGCATGGGAGCCATGGGGTTCGTGCCCTGGTTGCGGATCAGATGATATCGAGATGGAAAGCACATGCCCGATGTGCGGCGAAGAATACAAACCCAATGATAAGCGATACTGTGATACATGCTTCACGGTAGTAAGCGAAGCCTTCCGGAAGACCATAAACGAACTGGCTAAGGATTGGAAGTTTAAAAAAGAAAACATAAAAGAAGTCTTATATGACTTAGTAGATGATGACGTTTTATAGGAGGATGAAGGATGGACTTGAAATTCAGAGGTCTTTACCCGGATGAGATAGATATAAGGGTAGGTAATGTATCACAGAGAGGAGCAACGCTTCTCCTGTACAAGAACGCAAGAGTGGATATGGCTCTCCTGGATCAGGTGGTAGGACCGATGAACTGGCAGAGAGACCACAAGGAAGTTAAAGGGAACATGTACTGCGGTATCGGTATCCGGGGTGAAAACGGCTGGGTATGGAAATGGGACTGCGGTACAGAATCCAATACCGAAGCCGAAAAGGGCGAAAGCTCCGACTCGTTCAAGAGAGCAGGCTTCAACTGGGGACTTGGGAGAGAGCTGTACACAGCCCCGCTGATATTCATCAACTGCGATACTGAAGCAGAAGGATACAAGTACAAGCTTAAGAACAAATCTGAGTTCTACGATACCAAAGTATCAAAGATAGAGTATGAGGACTTCAACGGATCCAGAAGGATATCGAAGCTGGAGATAACACGTAAGGGCAAGACCATTTATAAATGGCAGTCCGATACGGAGATAAAAGAAGAGATGAAGAAGGGCGAGACTCTGTATGCAACACCATCCGAGAAGGACGGCCTGAAAGCACTTTGCAAACAGAAGGGCGTGACCCAGAGGTGGATGCTGCAGGCCATCGGATCTGATCCGGATCACCCTACACCGATGACCCAGGCTGAGTACGGATCCGCAATGAACATTTTACTGGAGCTTCCTGATGCACAAGCAAACTAAAGCAACATCCATACCCCTTTCCATAAAAATAAAGGTGTGGGACCGGGACTCTCACTGCTGCATTATTTGTGGGAGTCCCAACGCCGCACCCAATGCCCACTATATCAGAAGATCTCAGGGCGGTAAGGGGATAGAGGAAAATATCGTAACACTTTGTTACCAATGCCATAACGATTTTGATAACGGATCCAAGCGGAAGGAATACGGGAGAATCATAAAAGATTATTTAGACATGTTTTACCCAGGATTCCCGGACGAAAAGAGGAGATATCACAAGTATGAGACTTAAAGGGAACATAGACATAGGACTCTTCTACAGCCATACCGCCATAACGATACCTATAAACAATGAAGACCGCCAGGAGGTCCTGAGATGGGCACAGAGCCACGAAATAAAGGACGGCAAGGAAATTGTCGTAGAGGTCAAAGAAAAGCGTAAAAAACGCAGTTTGAACGCTAATGCATATTTCTGGCAATTAGTGAACAAGGTGGCACAGAAACTTAACTGTACCGATCAGGACGTATATAGAAGGCTTGTAAAAGACTATGGAGTATCAACTACTTTGATGGTAAGACCTGAAGCTCAGGAAGCGTTCGTGCAGATCTGGACGGAAGGCAAGGACTCCTCAGGGTGGTTCTGTGAAGATCTCGGCCATGGCGTTATAAAAGCATACTCAGGAACGAGCACATATAACACCCAGCAGATGTCAAGGATAATAGACGGACTGGTAGAAGAGTGCAAGGAACTGAATATAGAAACATTATCAGAGGATGAACTTACTCACATGAAAACAATGTGGGGGAAATAGGAGGATTAGGATGAAGTATAAAGTTGGAGATATGGTAAAAATCAGCGTATACCTGAACGCCGGTGACGAGAGGGATGGTGGATGTTATATTACGCCAGGCATGGAAGCAAAACGTGGTATGACAGCCACTATCGTAGAAACTGCAGTACTTCCTGGCGGGCTTCATGAAAGGTACCGTGTGGATATAGATCACCACTGGTATTCAGAGACGATGCTGATAGGCGATGCCGATACAGATACTGCTGTTGAGTCAGAACCGCACAAAGACATACCATCACCTTATGAAAGAATTACAGATCTTATAGAAAGCTTGGCTTTTGCAAGAACGACGATGTTGCATGAAGGAATCAGCAAGGAAGAAATAGATATGCACATCCGTGACGAAGCAATAAGGCTCTTCGATAAGATGGAGAATATGTCTCACGAAGAGATGATCTTATACGCCTTGAGAAAGGTACTTGAAATAGGAAAGGACTTAAAATGAACAACGTTGCACTTATAGGAAGATTAACAAAAGACCCCGAAACAAGATACACAGCTGATACACAGACAGCGGTCACAAGATTTTCTATAGCAATAGACAGACCCGGGAAAGATAAAGGAGCTGACTTCCCCAATATCACAGTATTCGGCAAGCAGGCTGAAAACTGCGAGAAATACCTTAAGAAGGGAAGGCTCGTAGGAGTACAGGGAAGGCTCCAGACTGGATCATATGAGAGGAGCGATGGCTCAAAGGTATACACCACAGATGTGGTAGCGGACAGAGTTGAGTTCCTGGGTGGATCTGATAAGTCAACTACACCGGCGGCAGCTCCGGAGCCCGAGAAGGAGCCGGAGTATGTGCCGGATGGATTTGAAGGAGTTCAGGAAGATATACCCTTCTAAAGGAGGTGCGGGATGGACTATATGTACACACATGAGGGAGACGGATACCCTTTAGCAAATAAGCTTATAAGATACCGCCAGATCCAAGGGATATTGAGCATATATCCCGAAGGGCTGACAGCAAAGGAAGTAGCGCATCAGATGTATGAGTTGCATCTGACTCCTACGGATGAAAGAAACTTTTCAGCTCCCAGGCTGACAGAGATGGAAGAAAAAGGGCAGGTCGAGGTCATAGGCAAGAAGACCTGCCAGTGGACCAAGAAAAGGGTAAAAATTTACCGTTTAGTGGAGGCATAACGATGGCAGAGGATAAGAAATACTTTTGGTTAAAGCTTAAAAGAGACTTCTTCAAGAGACATGATATCAGGATTATAGAATCCATGCCAGACGGTAAGGAGTATGTTCTGTTCTATGTAAAGCTTATGTGCGAAAGCATAGACCATGAAGGAGCTTTGCGCTTTAGTGAAGAAATACCTTATACAGAGGATATGCTTGCGACTATAACGAACACAGATCCGAAGATTGTCAAGGGAGCTTTGGAAATTCTTAGCAAGTTCAACATGGTAGATCTTTTAGAAGATGGCACATATACGCTTCCGGAAGCAGAGAAAATGGTAGGGAGCGAAACATACTGGGCTGAAAAGAAAAGAGAACAGAAAAAGAAAAAGGAAGCCATGGAGTTCAAGCATATAAAAGTGGCTTCCGCTGAGATGATAATTCTTCCAAACGGCAAACGTCAATTTGTTGATGAAAAGAGATACGGAGGCAATGGCAAGCTTGCATTTGAAAGAGCCGAGGGGAAGTGTGAGATTTGCGGATCTGAAGAAAATCTTTGCATTCACCACAATAATGGATACTCCAACGAGTTAGATGATTTAGTGGTCTGCTGTAAGAAATGTCACGGCAAATTGGAAAGCCAGAGAAGAACGGAGGAAAAATTCCAAACTATTTCCAACGACATTCCAACGAGTCCAAGTAAGAGTATAGAGATAGAGAAAGAGTTAGATATTGATGATTTATCTATAATTAACAAATTAACCGCACGTGAACAACGGGAATTGGCCAAGGAATGCGGATCAATGGCGAATTTTTTCCAGCTTATGAGATTCGCTGACCATCAGGTCAAGCATAGGAATGAACCTTCACCAATATCAGACTGCTTTCAGTACGTAAGGCAGATCGGAGTGAATGGAGGTTTTATTACCGATGGTTAAACAGCCCTGCACAAGAGAATGCCCTGACCGCTCAGCTGAATGTCACTCCAAGTGTGATAAGTGGCTTGAGTATGAGAAAGCCAGGAATGCTGAGTATGAGAGAGTCAAGAAAGAAAAACAAATAGCATACACCTTGTACGAGATCGAAAGAGACCGCAAGGCAGATATCGCCACAGGAAGGATGAGGCACAGAAGATGCAAAAAGAATGGATAGACACTTATGCCCCTCAATGGCTTGGTTCAAAGACAAGCCTATATGCAGTGGATAGTGAAGTCATATCACATCTGCACTATGCAGCTGAAGGAGATGACGTCCTGCTGCTTATGGGACACCAGGTATACCGGATCGGTCTACACGAAGCGGACGAGTGGATCCGGAAATGCAAAGATCCGAATCTGGCCAAAGAAATGAGAGAGGTCATAAATGACATTATCGAAAACGACAGAGGCCACAGGACTTACGAAAGACATGTGGCCAGAGAAAAGACTGTATTCAGGGAAGGTGGGCATCCTATAAGGACTGTAAGCCTGAAAGCTCTAAACACAAGGAGGGAATGGATGTGACGAAGCCTAAGAAGGAAGCAAGAAAAAGTTGTTTTGCTTACCAAAGCGACAGCAAGAAGGATGGTTGTGGGATCCTGACAGAGCTGTATTGCTTAAAGGACCCGAGGTGCAGGTTTTTCAAAACCAAGGAGCAGAGAGAAAGGGAGAAGGAGATCTATGGAAATTAGGATAGCCGATTTTAACAAGAAATATGACAAACTTGTAGAAGATGTCAGCAAAACGTTATACCCCACCAGAAAGGGCGTTCTGGACCTTCTGGAGGCCTTTAAGAAGGACTGCCTGAAGAACGCAGGCACAGAGTTCGAGGTCATAAAGGAGCTGAGGAGATGAGCTGTGTAACATGTAAGCACTATGTGTTCAACGGAGGCGTGTGCGCTAATCCCAGATCCGACAATTATCAGGGCTGGGGGAACAGCGGGACAACATGCGATGAAAGAGAGGACAGGGATGAAACTTTTGAAGAGATGCCCGCACTGTGGTGGCGTGGTAGTGGCATACAGGGGCTTCGGAGGGCTGTGGACCTTTAGATGCCAGGTGTGTAAGGCGCTTACGATATTTGAAAGCGTGGATACTGAAGAAGAAGCGGTGGAGCTATGGGACAGGAGGTATCAGGATGAGCGTTAGCTTATGGAGATGGAACCCAATGTGTGATTCGATAGCTTGCCCCGGGGACTGCGATTACTGCAGCTGCGACGAGGATCCGGATGAGGTCAACTACACGGCGACCAGGAACACGGACCGGATCCAGGCGCAGCCGATGCGCTGGGAAGAGTTCGATGATGATTTATAGGAGGATGAGATGAAAAGAGACTGTGAAACTTGTGTATATGCCAAGCCATACGGTGGCGAGAACGATAACAGATGTTCCGCTTGGAGTTGTGAATACATCAACAGAGCCGAAGCGATAGAGTGCTATGAACTCGTCAAGGCGATGAGAGAAACGGAAGCTAAAGTAAAAGGAGAATGATATGGGAGCGATTATTGTTGATGAGGTAGGTTATAAAGAGTACCAAAGAAAAACGGATGAGGCATTAAAAGATGTGGAAAGTTTAAAAAACAGATGGAGAAGTCTGTTTAAAGCAATGGCAGATTTAATCGAAGAAGCAGATAAACAAATAGAAGAAATAAAGGTTTATAGGTATGAAGATTGGTATGACCGTGAGGACGGATTTTGGTGCGGAGTTTGTTATGCGATGGAGAGATTAAAGGAGATAGATGATGATAGCAATACCTGATATGGAGAAGCCGAAAGAATGCGATGGTATAGGCATTAATATACACTTCACCGATGGGCATATGGAACTGCACATATTGGATGAGTGCGAACTAATCGAAATTGATGATGAGATATGGGAAGCATTAAAGCCAAAGGTCGAGACGATGAGTCTTGCGGAGAGAGGATGGATAACAGATGATAGCAATACCTAATATAGAGAAGCCGAAGAACGCCTTTAACTGTTCGACTAAAATCAACCCCGAAGAGCGAAGATGTATATATACGGGGAAGGTATTCGAGGAAACTCTTTCCTTACTGTTAGACCGCCCGTGTGACGATTGCCCACTAATCGACATCGTAACTTGTGGGGAGTGTAGGTACTATGAAGAAAGCGAGTATATTAGGGGAGATATGGTGTGTAAATATCATATGGGACACACATATTACACAGAGGCTGACAGATTTTGCTCACACGGAGAAAGAAAATAAAAACGAAAAATCTTGATTTATATACTCCTAATTGTGAAAAATCCTCATTTAGGGGGAAATAAAAACGGATTTGGCATTAATATTTTCAAATAAGCGAAATTGGGAATGCTTCGTATCTTTGAAGCCTTGCGACCCTTCGCTTGAGATTAGTAGGAGGTATCAGGCATTCCCTTTTATTAGAGAAAGGAGAAGCGAATGACAGACCTTGAATTATTAAAAGACCGTATAGAGGAAACGACTTGGTATCATATACATAATGGCGAGTTAGTAGAAGGAGCGAATGGAGAAGATGATGAACCTCTGTACAAAGCAAAAGACATACTGGGCATACTTGAGGAGTTCGTGCCAGAGGAAGATAAACCATTCGACTTCCGGGATGAACAAGAGTTCAATGACAGATGGGGAAAGGAATAAAGGGAGAAGCGATGAAAGAGATCATCTGTGATATCTGTAAGAAGCGAATAGAAACTCATGATATCCATGTTGAATTGGATATACGCATAGGAGAAAAACCAAGTACTTTGGATATGCATAACTTATGCTATCTGTACTTTATGAGGGAGCTTAGGAAAGCAACAGAAGATGAGAGATTATAACCCTATAAAGGGCATGTACGCACTGCCCAACAATTTATGGAGGCAAACAATATCGATGATCCGGGACTACTACCGCCTTAAGGCAGAGTATGAAGACAGGATAGATGAAGGCATGAGCCCCGGATCTGAGACCCCAGGGGGTAAGACTAACAAGACAGGAGACCCGACAGGCATGAAGGCTATTAAGCTATCATCCATAGCGGAACGGATCCGAGCGGTGGAGAAGGCTAAGCTGGTGGTACCTTATGAGTACATGGACGGGATCTGGAACCACATCATTTACAGGAGGTTCTTCCCGGGCGACGCTGACAGGTCGACCTACACACGCTGGCAGCAGAGGTTCGTCTTTGAGGTAGCCAGGAACATGCATTGGGTCTAAAAAACATAAAAAACAGTTAAAGTTGCATCACTGGGGCAAAAAAAGTGTGATATTATATTAGCGTGAAAGTTCATCCTAAACATCCACCTGAAGGGGGCACGCTAATAACGTGCCCTTTTTGTTATGAAAATCGAATATCTGAAACTTAAAGATTTAAAACCATATAAGAATAACCCGAGGATCAATGACGATGCGGTGGAAGCTGTCAAGAACAGTATTCAGGACTTTGGCTTCAGGAATCCCATCTTAATAGATCAGAACAATGAGATCATAGCAGGTCATACAAGGGCAAAAGCCGCCAAGAAATTAGGGCTTACAGAGGTTCCGGTAATAAGAATCGAGGATTTGACCGAAGAGCAGATAAAAGCCTTTAGAATCGCAGATAACAGCTCAGGAGGGCTTGCACAGTGGGACCTTAAGAAACTTGAGATAGAGCTGGAAGACATCTCATTCGACATGGAGGACTTCGGGCTTAAGTTCGACTTCAGCAAGGAAGAGCCTAAAGAGGAAGATGGCTATTATGGGGATGAGAGGGAACGTACATATGACGCATACAACTTAGCAGAGTTCGACCCATATGAAACAGAGGGCTTTTATGAAATGCCTGTTCTGAAACCATGCGATGTGGTGCCGGATGATATTATAAGCTTTAACTATATGCTTACGGCTACAAACAAGGATGTGGGAGTTCACTTCTATGTTGATGACTATCAGTTCGAACGGATCTGGAACAGACCTGACATGTATATGGAGCGCCTAAAAGAGTTCCAGTGCGTGTTTACGCCAGACTTCAGCTTATACCTGGATATGCCGATGGCCATGAAGATATGGAACGTATACCGTTCAAGGCTTATAGGACAGATCATGCAGAGAAGAGGCATTGAAGTTATCCCGACGGTATCCTGGGCAGAACCGGAAACCTTCCAGTTCTGCTTTGACGGTCTCCCGGAAGAGGCTACACTCTCGGTCAGCACGATTGGTGTTAAGCTGGATCCGGATGCCATGCAGATCTGGAAAGAAGGCATGGACGAGATGATTACACGACTTAGGCCGAAATGCATATTAGTTTATGGTGGTAAGGTAGAGTATGACTATGGCGACATTTTGGTAGTGTATTACGAGAATGTCACTACCGAGCGAATGGCAGGTATGGTATAATATGGGCGGAAGAGGAGCTTATTGGGACAAGATTGGAAAAGATGCGAAGAAGCATTCTCAAAAATACTCGAAGAATAACCAAAAGCCTAAAGAGTCAGATTCTATTAGTTTCGAAGACAAACAGATAGGCAAAAAAGCTGGCAAACATTGTGAAGATTTTGGGTTAGATGCTAAGAAGCCTGAAGACAGAGGTAAGTTCTTTGATATTACCAAAGGCATCATTGATGACGCAGACATAAAGAAGACAGGTACTTGGAGAGGCCAGACTGGGACAGTAACATTTTACGCTAAAGGAACCGATGTGGTAGTAGTGGATCAAAATAATAACTATATAACAACATTAAAGGATGGAGTGAACAATCAACGATATAAGGAGGCAAAAGGATGACTTTCGAAGAAAAAATAGATAATTTTACTAATTTTCTCCATAATGAGGCAAAAAGACAAGGTTTAGTTTTTATTGAAGAAAACGGAGATGGAAGAGACAAGGACACTGGAACCATGCTTCTCGAAGATGTATGGGGATGGATAGCGCCGATAGGCACAGATCCGAATAACATTAAGAAAGACGAAAACTTTGTATGTGCAGAATGGGAAGAAATTGGTGATAATGAGTTCATAATTAGATTCGTGAAACACGAATAAGGAGTGGCAATGGGCGGAAGAGGAGCTACGAGTGGACAGGGTGGACAAACAGCTAATACAAGTACCATCATAGGAACGATGGGCGGTGGATCAATGGCCGCAGTTCAGGGAGCAACCGGACCGGTTACTTTCCAGATGCAACAGCAGCCGCCAACGACGGTGGCTACACCGCAGCAGGCACAGGCGAACAATAATCAGATCTTCAAGGACACTGACAATTCACCATACCATCAGCTTCATAGCGGTGCTCAGTACTATAAGAGTCAAAACCTCACAGTATCACAGCAGATGGCATGTATGGACTATATAGACCCTAATCCGACAATGGGCTCGTTATATTCAGCAAGTCAGAACCTGAATACAGCCATGGTTAACGGGCAGAGGCTTACAGCTCAGCAGGACTATGTAAAGAACATGCTTTTAAGCGGTATGCATAATCTTGGGTATAACGTAACCCTTACAAGATATGACCATTCGGCCTTTGCTAATGGGCTTCTTAAAGGTGCGGGACTTGACATGAATATTGCTTCAGTATCTCAGATGAAGAATGCATTAGTTGGAATGAATTTCAGCGAGAACAGATTTTTGTCAACGTCATACAACAATTTCAAGAATGCACCAACATCAAATAGCTTTACAGATAGACAGGTCAAGATAACTTACAGAGCAAAGGCAAACACTCAGGTAATAATGCCTGGCGACACAAGAGACCGATATGGGAACAGATTGAGTTGGGGTGAGCTGGTTATTTCACCCGGCATGAAGCAGACCGTTGTTGATGTAAGGGAAATCAGTAAGACTGGAGCAAGGGCAAAGGGCATGCCACAGGGTTTTACCGGAGCAAGACAAATAGAGATCATAATCGAAGTAGAACGATAAAAGGAGGCACATAATGGCAAAGAAGAAATCAGCAGAACAGGCTTTTGCAGAAGAGCATGGTTTTACAATGCAGCAGATGCAGGCCATCGATGACAGATTCACATCTACACCCGGAGGCTTCACGATCCTGAAAGAAGCGCCCGGCATGGCAGAGTTAAAGAAAAAGAAAGCAAAGAAAACGACTACAAAGAAAACTACTAAGAAATAATAAAAGGGAGCGCCTGAAAAGGCGCTTTTCTATTGGAGGAAACTATGGGAGGAAGAGGAGCATCAAGCGGATCTGGATCAACGGCGCCAAAGACTATGCAGATAAAAGTAGGGGGCAGGCCAGTAAATGTTCAGGTACAGTTCGGCCCAGTGCAAACAACGCCGAGCCAGGCATCACAGCAGCAGGCCCAGACTACACAGCCCCAGAATCCGACACCGGCTCAGGCATCCAACTGGGTACCGCAGGGACAGTTCAATTACACACCGCAACAGCTGGCAAACCTGAATGACAGCCAGGCAGAGGCCCTTTTAAAGGCCGCATACAACATAGATATGCCGAACCACTTGAAAGACGCACCTGACGGCACACAGGACCTTGTATATGCTTTAGGGCTGAACGCACCCCCTACAATTCTGGACAGCACACAGTTCAGCCAGTTCATGAAGCAGAACAATATCCCCCAGTCTCAGGTAATGTCAAGACAGGTAGGCGCTGGAACATATAACACCACATCAGGAAGCAGAAACAGATTAAGCGACGCACAGATCGCACAGATGTGGTTGTCAGATCCGTATAACTATATCGGAGGCAAGCATGGCGGACAGGCATATGGCGCAGGAGCTTACTTTGATATGAATGGTGGAGGGCGTACTGGATACGGAAGCGGATCCACGACTTTATATACTGGCGTTTTAAACCCCAAGACTGCGAGAGTAATAACTGACGGAGCGCTTAACAGAAAAGCCTCACAGTGGAAACAGACTCACCCCAAGGCAGATGCGATGCTTAAGAAGTTGGCAAAAAAGGGAAATGGCTGGGGGAACGGTGATTTGTCGCTTTATGCAATAATGCTGGGGTACAACGTTATAAAGGCAAGCCACGGAGGATACCATAACGTTATTGACAGAAGCGCTATGGTGATCAAGCAGTAAGGTCAACTACACGGCGACCGGATCCAGGGACCGAAAGGTCCTTTTTTATTGGAGAAAATCATGTACAAAATTAAACAGACAAAGACCGGATATGACATACAGCTTACAAGGGGAGATACTTTCATAACAGAGGTAGGACTTGAAAAGAATGGTGATCCTTACACCCCGGCAAGCGGGGAGTCTATCCGTTTTGCAGTAAAACATAATAAATTCAAACCAGACAGATCTGATTATTCGGACGAGGAGCCGCTTATAACCATCACAGTGCCCACGGATTCAATGATATTGACTGTGTTGCCAAGCCATACAAAAGAATTGGCATTTGGCGAGTATGCATGGGACATGGAACTCACTAATGGCGGTGAGGTAGTTGATACTTTTATGAACGGCATCCTTACACTTACCCCGGAGGTAGACTGATGGATATTTTAAAGGGCACACTGTCGCCAGTAGCGTCAATGAAAGGGACCCTGTCAGCTCCCGCAACTTTGAAAGGTAGACTGTCAGTCCCGCAGATCATAGTGCCTAACCCTTATGAAGGCGATTATGTCATTACACCCAGGGCACATGATCCTGTCACCCTTGCGACTATGAACAAGACAATGACAGACGATGTAACAGTATTAAAAGTCCCATACTATGAGACATCAAACATATATGACGGAAAGACAGTATATATAGCGGAGGATATTAACAATGGCTAACCAGTATGTAAACAAAGTTATCTATGGCGGTGAGACACTTATCGATTTAACCACCGATACCGTAACAGCAGCGCAAGTATTAAGCGGAGCAAAATTCCACTTACCGAGTGGTGAGCAGAAGACGGGTACTTGTGCATTCGATGTGGATTCATCAAGTGCAACCGCAACACAGGCAGAAGTCCTGAACGGAAAGACATTCGCAAAGAACGGATCTGTATTAACGGGTTCAATGCCGAACCGTGGAGCCGTGACCGGCACGATCTCAAGCAAGGCCACACCCTACACGATTCCCCAGGGATATCACGATGGTTCTGGAACAGTAGGACTTGATTCAGCTTCAGCTACCGCACTCGTTGCAAACAACATCAGAGAAGGTGTCGAGATCCTCGGGATCACAGGAACAATGAGCGGTTCTGAAGGGATGCATCCGCAGACAAAGACCGTAACGCCTACTTCATCAGCACAGACAGTATTACCCGATTCACCCACATATAACTGTCTGTCACAGGTAACCGTAAATCCTATCCCTTACACCGAAACAGATAACGCAGCAGGCGGAAAGACAGTCACTATCGGTTCAGCTGCATAAGGAGGTAGCATATGGCTATCAATAAAGTAGTCTACAATGGCGGTACACTCATCGACCTGACAGGCGATACCGTAACAGCCGATAAGCTGATGCAAGGCTACACGGCTCACGATAAGAGCGGTGCGATTATAATCGGCACAGCCACAGGCGGTACAGAACAGGGCAACATATGGCAAGACCAAGATGGTTACATTGTCATAGATGATGAGTCCGAGATTCAGTTACAGACCAAATCAGCGACACCGAGCGAGACTGCACAGACTGTAAAAGCGGATGAGGGATATTATGCTTTAAAACAAGTCAATGTTGGAGCAATATCATCGTCATATGTCGGTAGTGGTGTCACGAGGCGGTCAAGCACAGATCTAACTGTATCAGGTGCAACGGTAACAGCACCGAGTGGATATTATTCTGCAAGTGCAAGCAAGTCAGTAGCAAGCGGAACCGCAGGTACTCCAACCGCAACAAAAGGAACAGTTAGTAATCATTCTGTTTCGGTTACTCCAAGTGTCACTAATACTACAGGATATATTACAGGCGGAACTAAAAACGGCACAGCGGTAACAGTAGCAGCTTCAGAACTTGTTAGCGGTACGCTCAATGTGACATCAAGCGGAACAAAAGATGTTACGAATTATGCAAGTGCCTCTGTGCCTAATGCCGAGTATGATTTTGGTAGTGGCGAGGCGGGGTTTTTCACAGATGGTCAGCAAAGAAAATACAAGTATAATAGCGTTTTAGATTGTTGGACTGCTGGTTGGCTTACTGAACAGACTACATACTCAATGGATACTGTTTATAATGCTATTCCAAAAAACACATCTGTTACGCCAACAACATCATCACAAACAGTCGGCGGTGCAAAGTATGTGATGGAGGGTGCAATAACAATCAATGCTATGCCAAGCGGAACAGCAGGTACGCCTACAGCCACCAAAGGTACAGTAAGTAATCACTCTATTTCGGTCACACCGTCAGTCACGAATACCACAGGTTATATCACAGGAAGCACGAAAACAGGCACAGCGGTAACAGTTTCGGCTTCAGAACTCGTTAGTGGAACATTACCCATCACCCAGAACGGCACAGGAATAGATGTAACCAATTATGCAAGTGTTAATGTTAATGTTAATGCTGGGCCAAGTCATACTGCTAAAATAACAGGTATCGGAAGTTCATCATATTGCTATGTATGCTATCCAAGTTCAACTGGAACAAAATACTACACGTCTGGTGACGAGTTTAGCATTGAAAGCGGAAATGTTCTATATTTTCGGGCTACTGGTTCTCCCTCTGGTGGAATTATTTATTTGAACGGTTCTGTTGTGGCTGGGGATGGCTATAGTAGTGTAAACTATTCGTATACTGTTAAAGAGAATGAAAATATAGAAATCGAATTAGAATACGGTACTGAATCACATATTTATATTTCAACAATAAGCGATAATGCATATACACCTATTTCGGTTGGGGTTTTAGAAGTAACAGCCAATATCACGAGCACGAGTGTAACCACAATAACAACTTCTTTAACCATAGACACATCAGAACTAACTAATTCAAAAATGTTATATGTAAAAATACGGGATAAAGCAGGCAAACGCAAAGGCTACTTTTATGGGACTGATATGTTCTTCCCTATTTGGGACTCTGTCGGCGGTGGGACAACTCAAAATCCTGCAAAGCAAGTATATAGAGTTAGTTCCAGCGGAGTCGTGTCGGCATATACGCCAGCGACTACTACGTGCTACGGAGTTTATGTTTCAGGCGTTACCGATACAGGCGAAGTTTATGTGATGGGCAGATATAATTCAAGTTATTCATTAACAATTAACGGGACATATTCAATAGATGTATATATGCTTGAATGGCCCGACAATGTATCTCCAATGGTTTAGAAAGAGGTGAACAATGGCAGACACATTAGAGATATTCGGAGTTGAATATACCAATGTAACAGGGATAAAAGCCACAGACAACAATGGTAATACCATTACATACACCAAAGGTGGTGGCATTCCGACATTACAGACAAAATCAAAGACATATACCCCGACCACATCGCAACAGACTGAATCGGTTACAGCAGACAGCGGTTATGATGGACTTGAAGCGGTCAATATAACGGTGAATGCTATGCCGTCTGGAACAGCAGGCACACCAACAGCAACCAAAGGCACAGTATCGAATCATTCCGTATCAGTAACACCGTCAGTAATGAACACCACAGGATACATCACAGGCGGTACTAAAACAGGAACTGCGGTAACAGTTAGCGCAAGTGAGTTAGTTTCCGGAAGCGAAACCAAGACAGAGAACGGCACATACGATGTAACTAACCTTGCAGAGGTAGTAGTTGACGTTCAGGGCGGTGGATCTTCTACCATATCAGTTGGCAAGACAACAAAAACGCTTGCATCAGCTTCAAGTTCCATTCAGTTTACAGGCTTAAGCGGTAACCCGACATCGTTTGCAGTCACATCGTCAGCTGACATTACTACGAACACCAACGGAGTCACAGCGGTAGTATTTGACGGAACGAGTCTACACGGCCAGATCTTATCGACCCAGGCAACGGCAGATACAGGCTTTACAAAGTCTTACAGCGGTGGAACGCTAACCATCACAGCCACAACTGGCATATTCCAGGCGAATGAGTACAAGTTAGTTTATACCTATGGCGGAAGCACGAGCGATATAGAGACCGCAGACATTCAGGTAGGAAGTGGAGCAACATCCATCACATTCCCCGTAACAGGAAGACCGATATACTGGTCTTGCATATTCAAGAGTAACTTCAGTACATCGAGCGGATACCAGAGAGTCATAGAAGTAGTTAACGATGGTACAAGCACTTATGGTATGGCGTTAGACTCAACTGCAAAGGCTCTTACATCGTGGACAGCTAATTACAGCGGTGGAAATCTTACCATTACATCGCAAAGCACTAACAACGGTGGATACTTCCATCAGCCTGGATATTATCAGTTGACCTACGCCATAGACGAGTCAGCACCGTCATATCAGACCAAGACGGTCACTCCTACCACATCACAGCAAGTAGTTACGGCAGACAGCGGATATGATGCACTCTCACAGGTCACAGTCAATGCGATCCCGTCACAGTACATCATACCTACCGGGAACTTGCCTATTACAGCAAATGGGAATAATATCAATGTTTCGCAGTACGCCACAGTATCAGTCAATGTTCCGACAGGCGGCACAAGCAAGAACGCACAGACCGCACAGTCAACGACAAGAGCGACGACGACATCATACACAGAAGTTGTAAGTCTCACTTGCACAAAGGCTGGCACATACGATGTATACTGGTCAACATTCCGCTCTTCAACAAGTGGTACGTGGGGCTCACAGTTATATCTGAACGATACGGCATACGGAACGGCACAGACTGGTTCGTGGTCAAACCACATTCAGAACATACATCTGTCCAATGTTCAGATAAGTGCCAATGCAGATGTTGCGGTAAGAGTGCGTTCAAGAGGTAACAGTTATTATGGATATGTCGGCACATTGACGATTATAGAAGCATAAATGGGAGATCATAAAGGCACAGAAAACTTAATACCTCTTAACAAGCGTTCAAAGGAAGTTCAAAGGGAAATCCAAGAAAAAGGGCGCAAGGCAAACAAGAAGAAAGCCGAAGAAAGAAAGACCATAAAAGCGTGCCTTAAACTCATGATAGACGAAGGAGCGCCAGAGAAGATCCGCAGGGCATTCGACCGGAATGGTTACGATGTGACTACACACCGGGAAGCGATCACTGCAGCGATCCTGATGGGAGCGATGAAGGGTGAGCCAAAGATGGTGGACAAAGCGCTTGAATTATTAGGCGAGGATTATAAGATGAACGCCCGCCTTGATGAGGTCAAGATCCAAAAGGAACGCCTTAAGATGGAACAGAGTAAAGTCGCTATCGAAGAAGCCAAGGCAAAGGCATGGATGGAAGCTCTCAAGAATCAGCAGGAAGCTGAGATGGAGGATGACGGCTTCATGGATGCATTGAAGGGAACAGCAAAGGATGACTGGACCGATGATTAAAAAAGCACCATTCCACTTTGAGCCATTCAGTAAAAAGCAGAGACAGATACTTAACTGGTGGACAGAGGACAGCCCTGTAAAGGATAAAAACGGCATTATAGCGGACGGAGCGATAAGGTCAGGTAAAACAGTATGTATGAGCTTATCCTTTGTCTTATGGGCAATGGCGACCTTTGACGGGCATAACTTCGGCATGGCAGGGAAGACGATAGGTTCATTCAGGCGTAACGTACTGGCGCCACTCTCAAAGATGATGGTATCCCGTGGGATCCGTTACGAGTACAGGCGAGGCGATAACCTGATGATCGTATCCTTTAAAGGCCATACGAACACCTTTTATATTTTCGGTGGTAAAGACGAAGCATCACAGGACCTGGTACAGGGTGTAACCCTTGCCGGGTTTTTGTTTGATGAAGTCGCACTGATGCCACAGTCATTCGTTAATCAGGCAACCGCAAGATGTTCTGTTGATGGCTCAAAGTTCTGGTTCAACTGCAACCCCGAAGGACCGATGCATTGGTTCAAGAAAGAGTGGATAGACAGAAAAGAAGAGCAGGATCTCTTATACCTTCACTTCACGATGGACGATAACCTGAGCCTGTCGGAGAAGATAAAGGAAAGATACAGAGGTCAATACACAGGCGTCTTCTATTCAAGGTATATTCGAGGCCTTTGGGTAATTGCAGAGGGAATCATATATGACATGTTCGACCCTGAAAAGCATGTCGTTAATAAAGAAGATCTGTATTTTACGAACGAGAAAGGCGAAAAACAGACCCTACTGACAGAGGTCAATTATATTTCATGCGACTATGGAACGCAGAACGCCACGGTATTTCTGTTATGGACTAAAGCCGTGGATGGTATGTGGTACTGCACTAAAGAATATTATTACTCAGGACGTACAGAACAGAAGCAGAAGACGGACGCAGAATATGTGAAAGACCTTAAGTCATTCATAGGAGATACACCCGTTAGAGCGGTCATAATCGACCCTTCAGCGGCGTCTTTTATAGCGGCGGTAAGAGAATCCGGCATAACTGTTGTTAAGGCTAAAAACGCAGTTTTGGACGGTATAAGGGAGGTATCCGTACTGCTTAAGAAGGAACGTATCAAATATGTGAAAGAGTGCAGGCACACAATAGAAGAATACGGACAATACGCATGGGATCCAAAAGCGGCGGACCGTGGCGAGGACGCACCTATAAAGACCAACGACCATGCCATGGACGCTTCAAGGTATTTCGTGCACACGATATTAGTCAAATCAAAAGCAATTATTAAAGACAAAAAGAGCAAAGGACTGAGGTAATGGCTGAAGAGATCATCATAACTTATGACAGAGAAAAATTTGAAAATGGAGAGCTGAACGCAAAGGACCTTAACAAGCTCATACAGGTATTTGAAAGCGATATACAGCCGAGCATCATACAGTGCAAACAGTACTATCTCGGAGAACAGGGAGAGGATGGCACCGTAGTATGCAACCACGCTAAGGACATAGCGGACACGGCTGCAGGGTACTTCCTTGGGAATCCCATAGTGTACAAGGCCAAAGACGGAAAGAAGATAGATGAGCTGACCGACGCCCTGGAGTTCGCAGACGTTGACAGTGTAGACCAGGACAACGCTCTGATGCTGTCGATAGCCGGGAGATCCTACGAGTACTGGTACGCTGATGAAGGCGAGGCGGAGCTTGCAGTCCAGCCACTGGATCCGGAGCATACTTTTATAGTCTATGACACTACGATAGTACACAAGAAGCTTTTCGGCGTCTATTACTACTATAAAATTGACGACTCAGCACAGTCACAGGACCCGAAGACCTATGTCATGACCGTAACCGATAAGGTTATAAAGAATTGGGTGCTCAATGGTGATATAGAAGTGGAGAGTTCTGAAGAAGCGCATAACATCGGTATGATCCCGCTTCTTGAAGTGAGAAACAACAAGTTCTGTGTCGGAGACTTCCAGCAACAGATCCCGCTCATAGACGCATACAACGAGATGACAGGCGACCGTGTAAAGGATAAAGAACAGTTTATCGACTCTATCCTTGTTTTATACGGAGCCATCATGGGAGACACCGAGGACGAGACCGATGAGGCCTTAAGCGACCTTAAGAAGCGCAAACTTCTGGAGCTTGACTCTGATGCCAGAGCCGAATACCTTACAAGGACCCTTGATGAGGGAGGCATGGAAGTACTGAGAACAGCGCTGAAAGAGGACATATACACATTCTCTCACGTGCCGAACCTTACAGACAAAAACTTTGCGGGCAATTCTTCAGGCGTTGCCATGGAGTACAAGCTTTTAGGTCTTGAGATGCTTACCAAGACCAAGGAAAGATGGTACAGGAGAATGCTTCATGACAGGCTTCACGTCTTACAGGCGTTCTACGGCAAGAAGAATCAGGCAATAGATCCGCATAACATCGAAGCGACCTTCTCAAGAGGACTTCCGAAGAACATAGCAGAGCTGGCAGGCATTATCGCAACGTTATCCGGCACTGTATCAAAGAAGACTCTTATATCACAGCTTCCGTTCGTGCAGAATCCTGACGATGAGATCAAGGCGGTGGAGAAAGAGAACGAGGAAGCCATAAAGAAACAGCAGGAGCTTTTCAAAGAGGGTAATAACGAGTTCCCTGAGGAGCTTGAAAAAGAGGAAGAAATAGAAGAGGATGAGTAATTACTGGGCAAAAAGAGCGGCGAGACAAATGCATAACCAAATGCAGATGGCAGAGGACTATGCAAAAGACCTTGCCAAATACTATATCGCCGCTTCCCGGCACTTACAGAGCGAGCAGAACGCCATATTAAGGCGGTTCGCATTAACTCATCACATGACCATAAAAGAGGCTGAGGAGCTCATTTCAAGCCTCAAGGACCCATCCTCAATAAAGGAGCTTATAAAGGCGCTGAAGAAAGACCCGAAGAACGCTGACCTTGTGAGAGAGTTTGAGGCGCAGGCGGCGAGATCCCGCATCATGAGACTCAATGCCTTACAGAGCCAGGTCACATACACAGCGGGACAGATACAAGTACTTCTTAATAAGAAAGCACAGAAGCTTTTTGTAAACCTTGCCAGAAGCGCATACTATAACACCATGTTTGACGCCATGCAAAGAGCGGGGTATGGGTTCAACGTCAAGATGTTGGATCCGAAGCGCATCAAGAGAGTTATGGATCGCTCATGGACTGGAGCGGGGTTCTCTAAAAGGCTATGGAGCAATACGAAAGCCCTTGAAGACGCAGTGAAAAGGGAGATCATGGTGAACCTTCTTACAGGGAGACCACTGATAAAAGCGTCTCAGGCTATCAATGAAGAGTTCGGCAAAGGATACAATAATGCACGCAGGCTTATAAGGACAGAAAGCGCCTATATAACGAACCAAATGACGCTTGAAGGGTACAAGGACCTTGAAGCTGATAAATACATTTACGTGGCCATTCTGGACCTTAAAACAAGCGAAGTATGCCGTGGATTAGATAAAAAGCGCTTCCTTGTAAAGAACGCAAAAGTGGGCGTCAATTATCCGCCCATGCATCCGTGGTGCAGATCTACCACTATTCCGTGGATGCCTGACTCTTTGCTGAAGAACATGAAGCAGAGAGCACTGGATCCGAAGACGGGCAAACATGTATTAGTTCCCGGGGACATGACATACGAACAGTGGTACAAGCAGTTCGTCCAGGGTCAACCGGCAGGCGACTCAACTACACAACGGCAGAAAAATAAGAAAACCATTTCCAGCGTAAAGGATGAATACCTAAAATATAGTAATCCGGGTAAAGGAGAGGTTAATAAGGAGATTGGTTATGTTGATGACAAACAACATAAACAGGACGAAGAATCTGGAACATGGATCAGGGACACTTTTGGAGGCGATGTGACGCTTGTACGAGAACGGAGAACCATTGAACAGGAAAGCGCAGATGCTTATTGGAGAGATGCATTCTTGGAGTTCAAAAGACCAACAAGTGTAAATGCTGCAAAAAAAAGAACCCGAAAAGGGTTGTCACAACTTCTGTCCATGGGGAAAACCGATTATGGCAGAATGCTCATAGATATAACAAAAAGGTCTGAAAATACGAATAAAGAGGATATGATCACTGCAATACTGGATGAAGCGCCAAAAAGAAGCAAGCTTGACAAAGTGGACATAATAGTGAGAGAAAAGGATGAATTGATAGATGTTTTTAGAATTGAAAAGTGAGCACACAGCCTGATCCTGAAAGGCCCAGGGGGTGCTCACCCTCAATGAAAGAATATCACTTTTCACTTATAAAGTCAAGCGGAAAGGAGTTCGCATGAAGGTGAAAGTTATCGTTAGATACGTAGACCGTGAGACGCATGAAATGTGCGATTTGGGCGAGGTTAAGGAGTATCTCAAAGAAAGAGCCGAAGAGCTTATAAACGGCGGTTACGTGGTCAAATACAAGCCCACAGGGAAAACTAAATAGTATACGTTAGGCGCTGAAAGGCGTCTTTTTTATTGGAACGCCATGGGCATTGAACGTGGTGGGCCGAAAGGAGGAACAAATGAATTATAAGTATTTTCGCATG